TTGATCGGCTCAATACGTCTCTAGATGTCTTTGCCATAGGGACACTGTACGATGGTGTACACAGCTCTGTCTCATGCCTCGGATTAACTCCCGATGAAGGGCGGGAGGCCGTGGCAGGTATCTGGTGGAGACGCACTTGTCTGGATGGGTGTCCGTCGCATTTGCGAGCGCATGAGGTTCTTCAACGAGCAAAGCATGGGTCCTGGACAAAAGGCGACCATTGGCGGCGTAAGCCCCCAAAAGGCCGTTCTCTCCATGGTAAACTCCATCGCTCGTGGGAGCCCTACCACACCTGCATCGACCCCGATGCAGCTGAGTTTGCAGATGCGCAGTTACGGCGCTGGATAGTTCGTGGTTCGCTTCGATCTGTACCTTTGATCGAAGCGGCGGTTTCATTGTCTGATAAGAAGTCAGCTAGGGGCTGGCCGCACTTTGTTTCGACGTCGAGGGTTCCTCTGCCTTACTTCCGCGAAGCGGAGGCTTTACTTGCCAACGGTCTTGATATTCAGCACGCCGTTTGCTACCCAGGTGTAGCGAACAAGCGTGGGCAAGCGCAGGGGCCCTCTCAGCCGGCGTCTTGGCGCGGTATTACGTCTGTGTCCCTCGTCACCAACCTCTTGAAAAAGATGTTGTATATTCCGACACGAAACGCTTTGTATGGGACTAATAAGTTTTGTGCATGGCGGAGTCGGGCGGCTGTTGACCAGGCCGTTACGAGGATGCTGGATGAAGCGAAGGGTAGACCTATCCTTTCGATTGATTTCAGTAGTTTTGACGTGTCGATCAGTAACGACATAATCAAACGAATGTGGGATACCATTGCCTACTGGTTCTGCGGTTCAGACCGACTACTCGTGCGTTGGTGCCAACGGGCATTCATGCACTCGGGACTCTACGTGCCAGGGGAATACTGGCCGGGGCGGGATCGCCTCGGGGGAGTCCCATCAGGTTCTGTGCTTACGAATCTGATCGACAGCATGGTGAACTTCTGGGCGGTTTCCTATGCCGCATGCCGCCTCGGTAGCAGCGTGGAAGAATGCTTGCTACAGGGCGACGATGGAGTTTACGCCTTTCATCGGCTTATAGACTTTGAGAGGCTGTCTGAGGTGCTGTTGGTAGAGCTCGGACTTCTTATGTCCCCAAAGAAATGCTGGATCTCGAGTCGCGAGGTGCTATATTTGCAATCTATACACTCAAACGACTATGTAGTTGACGGCATGAAAATCGG